GTGCTATCCACCGCGTTCTGGAGGTCTTGGTGCTTGTCAGTGGTGATGTCAATCTCCGGGATTCCTTCTTTGATTTTGTCTGAGAATGCCTCAATCGCATTGGCCGCGTCTTTAAACTTGTCTCCGACGAATGGAAGTTTAGAACCTAGGCCTACCAGCTTGGCGACCATATCGAGGATGAACTCGACCTGTTTTCGCCAGAGTAAAGTCAGCTTGTTCAGCATCCCGATTACGAAGTTCACCGTCATTTCGGTGACCTTCTTGAGCGTGGCCCAAATCTTGTCCCAATGCTTCATCACAAGCGGCAATGTGACGAGAGCCAAGGTCGTTAGAATCACCACCAAGGCACCGATGGGGTTAGCGGCCATCGCCGCGTTGACGATGCGGATGCCCACAGCAAACAACTTCATCCCGGCGACTAGCTGGGGAAGGATAAGGAGCATCGGCCCCAGCACAAGCATGACGGCCCCAAGCGATGCGGCGACAAGAATCAGTATCTTCGCCAAACCCTCGTTCTCTTTCATCCAGTTCGCCATAGAGATAAGCACCGGGGTTATGGCGGCGACCAGCGCGGTTATCGCTGGCAGTAAGGCCTGGCCTAATGTCACCTGGGCCTCTTTCATCGAAGCCTGCAACCCCAGCATCTGGTTGGCAAAGGAACCGGAGGTTCTTATCGCATCACCTTGAGCGTCGCTTGTCCCCGCGATAATCATGTTCATCCGCGCCTGAACTTTCATTGCCTCCGTTATCTCGCCCTTCGATGAAGCCCAGCCCTGGTTCATGATTTCAGTCTCTACCGAAGCGGCGGTTATCACGACACCGTATTTCCGCACGGTCTCCGTGTTCCCGACGAGGGCGGACTGCATATCACGTACCACGTCGGCGGTCTTGAGGTTGTTGAAGGAACCCAGGTCGACGGACAGTTCGGTGACGCTCTTGGCGAACTCAGCCGCCTTGTCGCGGGCGAACCCCATAGGCACAAAAGTGTCTTGCAAGACGGACGCGTATTCCATCAAGTCAAATCGGTTACGGTTCGCCGCATCGGCATGGGTTTTCGCCCAGGCTTCCACCTCCTTAGATAACTCCCCAAAGACCGTATCGAACTTGCCCTGCATCTCCTCGACGTCACTGGCGGCTTTTATGCTTGAGACAGAGACAGCCGTCAAGGCACCGCCTAGGACGGTCATACCAAGGCCTATGCTTTTTCGGTGCTTCTCAAAGCCAGCCGCCATCCCCCCCATCTTGGTCTGAACATTGTCAAGAACCTTGGAGGCTTCGTCCTTCGCCCGAATCAGAACCGATATAGTCGAAACGTCAGCCATCGCTTTCTACCGCCTCTACCATCTCGCGCCACGCCTCAATCTGCTCCGGCGTCATCTGGCTGGCGTCCTGGTTGTGTTGGGCCTTCGCGCTGTTTAGCATTCTGTATTCCATGATGTTCCGAATGGTCGTCCAGTCTTCATTTTCTACTTGGCTGGGCAGACACCCGAAGGCTTCGCATATCACTCCGATGGTAACGAAGCCTGGTTGGGTACCTTCCCCAAGGATGTAGGCTCCGACTTCACGGAGCCTTTTTTTCTTTCATCAGACGACTCCTGGGTGCCTGAAGCGGTCATTAGCCACATCAATTCTTCAGAGGATAAGCCTTCTAGCACATCGGGCCGCTGGTACGGCTGTTCCAACGTCTCGCCCATCAAACCTGTCCAGTTCCAGGCAATCACCCGCCGGGACAATTCGGCACAAAGCTGGGTGAGATTCTCGCCCAGATTATTACCTTCTTCGCTAGCGTTCTGGAGCCTGGAAATCTGCATGACCTCTTTCACGGTCATCACCGGAAGAATCTCGACCCATTCGCCTTTGTGGACGTAGTGAGGGATGCCTGGGTCGACAACCACCCCGTCCTCGATAACCTGCCCGATGCTCAAAAAGCACTCGTCGGATGGCACTTTGACTGTTGGTATCTTGGGCTTCATAGAGCCTCTCCTTTCTTCTCCCCCCTCCCCCGCCCCTAGAAGGGGAAGGGGAGGGGAAGGATTAGATTAACCCCGTGTCGGCGCGGCGGCATCCAGAGCCGCTGACCCACCGTTATGGCGGAAGGAAGCGGAGTAGGTTATCGGCCCGCCGACGGTGCTGGCAATCGAATACGAAGTGACGATGGCAAATCCATTGTACCCAGTCGTCCCATCAGGCTCGAAATCCCATTCTTCGCCTTCCAGACCTAGTTCTCCAAAGATAGTAACGTCGCCCTGGCTGGAGGCCAGGTCGGCGAATCCGCTGATGTCGATTGTGGCCGTGGGTTTCCCGGCCAGGAAGTTTTGGTAGGTGTCGCTGAAGGCCGTGACATCGGCTTCAGGTACCGTGAAGTTGAGGGTGACCGAACTCAATTCATCTTCGAGTGCTACGGAATCGAAACTGAAGTCGGCATCCTTACCGTGGGTTCGTGCCATACTGATTCCTCCTTACGAAACCGCCCTGGTCGTTGCGCCAGAGCATTGGAATGTTGCCGCGTAGGTTGCCACGCCTCCAACCGGGAGGCTTATCGAATAGCTACTGCAAATCGCCCCGGTGAGACCGGACGACGTGCAAGTATATTCTGGGCTGTTGGTATCTGGGCCTGCGCCGTCGGGGTCGAAAACCAGAGTCTTCGGCCCGCTCGTCAGAGTGAGGTGGTCAAAGATAGTGGCATCACCATCGCTGGCGAAATCCATGTCTACTGACCCGCTAACGTCAAAGGTGACGGTCTTCTTCCCTGCGACGAAGTTTTGGTACGCGTCGTTGAAAGCGGTCACATCTGCCTCTGCCACAGTGGCGTTCATAGTTATGCTATTAAGTTCATCCTCAATCGCTACACCATTGAAGCTAAAATTAGAATCCTTGCCATGCGTTCTTGCCATATGCTCCTCCTATGATGGGGTTACGAAGTAGCCGAATGAAACGTAGTTTTTGAACGTCCGACTCCCGGTGCCAGTGGACTGAATCTTCACCCGCCACCAGGACTCAGATGCCGCTGGGCCGGTGTTCGACGCCGTTAGAAACGATACTCCAGTGCTATGCGTGATGGTGCCGAAGTTGATTTGAGTCGTAGGCGAACCCCAGGTGTCATTCGTTTCGCTCTGGATTTCCAAAGCAATCGTGTTACTGCCGGAGCCGCCCATCTCCACCATGCGCCAGACACCGAAAATCGTGTTGGTCGCCGCAATCGTTCCCAGGTTGTAGCCAGTCCCATTGGCGACGACCGTCGAGCCGTTGCAAGTGATGGTGGCATCCTCAATGATTCGGGAACGGAACGGAGCGGACGCCCCCTGCCAGGTGACATTGCAGGCAATGGCATCTCCCGCCGTGGACACCCTTGGCGATGCGCTGATTAGAGTCGCGCCCTCATAGCCGACGGTGCCTTCGGCCAGACCGCCGGGGTAGATGCCCACGCGCCGGGCGGTGGCCGTCAGGTCGGTAAACATCTCTCCGTCGTAGTTGGGGCTGGCAGTCGACCAGAGGCCGTTCACATCGAAAGTGAAAGCGGGCTTACCCTGGATATAGGTCATGTCGGTATCGGCGAAGGCCGTTACGTCGACTGGTGCCTCCGTGAAGTTCAAGTCCATCGAATTGCTTACGCCGCTGAAGTCAAACTCATCGACGAGCAAGCCTGCGGATTTCGCTGAGATTCTAGCCACGGTTCCTCCTTGTTTTCGGCTTAGGCCTTTCCGCTAATCTAGCCTGCGCCCATTCTTCGTCTGATTCTTCATAGATTTTAACAGCCCTGGTGCGAATCAACGCATCTATATCGACCGGCTCATCACCGTCCAGCGCAAATCGCTGGCCGGGGAAGAACCGTATGCTGGAGGGTTTGGCCCCCGGCCCCTGCACTATGAGAAGCTTGTGCAAGGCCAGATACCAGACCTCAGTCGTTGAGCCATCGGTTCCATTTTTGTTTTTGCTCCTTTGGCCCATATCCTTTGTCCTTCTCCAGGGTGATGTTGCTGGAGGCCATATCGGTAGAGTTGGTGAACTGCCTGACCGCATGGCAGAACCGGCACTCGCCCCGGCTTGTCGGCCCGTTGCTCATTTCGATTACCCAGTGATGGGCGGTGGCAACGCACTTAACTCTGGTCTGCGAGGATGCGATAGAGTCCCCCAACGTGCTGGTAGGTAACCCCCTCTTGGTTTTCGACAAGATATAAATCTTCCTCCCTGCGGCACCAGAGCAATGTGTGGCCGGTGATACTTAGAGAAGCGTCTTGCATCACCGAATCTATCTGGGTGTCGATGTCCCCTGCGGCCTTCGGCCAGGGACTTCGGTCGACGGCCTTCACCATGTAGATAGCGGAGCCGCCCCTCCCCCCGGTGAAGGAGAAGTAATCGTCGGTCTTTGACATGGCCTGGAACACCACGAATGGCGGGGCCGTTCCCTGCGGGGCCAAGATGTTATAGACGCCACCGGTGGCCTCGTTGGTGACCGATTCGACGTTCAGGGTACTAAAGACTGCGGTATCGAGATTGACCCTTAGATTAGCCACGCACTAACTCACTTAAAATCTGGTTGACTGCGTTCCGCAGATGCTTGTGTTCGGTATCCAGCGCGGGGACTAGGAACGTGCGGGCCTCCATCTTGTAGGTGCCGAATTCTACAAAGGGCGCGTATTCAATGTGGGTGCCGATGCGCCAATCTAGTGACTCCCCGCCCAGCGTCATCCCTACCGGAACCGCCGCGATGCTTCCCCGAAGGGTTCCTGTATCCACGGCACCCTTATCGGTCAAGTGTTTCTTGGCCCGTTTCTCCACGTTGAAGGCCGCAAGCTGAACGGCGGCTTGTATCTTTCCCCCGACCTCCCGCCAACGCGGGTCGAGTTTGATTTCGTAGGTTATGTCCATCGGGATGCTTGCCATAAAAAAATCCTCAATCGCCACACGCCAGCAATCAAGGATGCCACTTCCATTCAGTGGTTCAGATGCCCGTTGCCAGCGTTCAGGCCGCTTAATGGGCTTCACAGAGCCTCAGAGGCGGGGTTCTATTCGGTTTTAGGGGGTATGAACCCACCCTGCCCATCGGGCGTCAGGTTTATCGCTACAGTTTCCTCACCTTGGCCGGGCCTGAAGGCGTTGACCGTATTGCACCTTCGGCACTTGATTTCCACTACGCTCTCTGCCGACAAGCGGACTCGCGCCAGGAGCATATTGCAGTTCTCTTTCTGACATCTGGCTTGCCTCAGTCCTACAATCGGCGCATCTGGCATATCTTGGAGGAAGCCCATGACTTACCGGAGTCGACCGATTGCACTTCATAGGTTCCGCTCACATGAACAACCCTGTCGGTCTGTAGGATTGATTGGTCGTATGGCAACGCCAAGGTCGCGTCTATCTGAAAGTCCTGGCGGCTGGCCTCGTTGGATTCCGCCCCGACCTTGGTCGAGAGCCGGGCCGGTATCTGCTGGTAGGCGTTCCCCCAGGATTCGGTGTAGCCACCTTGCTTATCTGACACCAGGGTCTTTCGTTGAATATCTACTGCGTCCGGCATCGCCTTTCGGGTCTCCGCTCGCATATAGGTCAAGTCGTTTCCCTGGAGAAGTTCGTTAGCCATCAGAGTACCGTCCATATTGGCCGGTGCCTGAATCTAAGATATTGAGGCCTGTGACCTCGTCGCTGTCGGTGTAGACGGAGTAGCCATCCACCCGGCGCGGCATCACCACGGTCGTCGCGCCAGCCTTTCTGCGGAGCCGCTTTGCCTGGGCCATGAACATCTGGGTCACGCTCCCTTTCTGAAACGATGCACCATCAGCGGAGAACGTGAAATCCCTGGCGAACCGTACCGCCAGGGTCTCGCAGGCCCGTGCCGCCGACCCCAGAATACTGTTTCCTTCTTGGCTTAGGAAATCGTCCAGTTCGCCGTCTTGGAATAGGACACGTTCTTCATCGGTGTCCCCAATCTCCAGACGAACCCTGTCCCGGTCTGCCGTGCTTCCCGCTGTGTAGCTA